ATGGTCGCGTTGGTGGTTTTTGGTCATGCCCTCGGTCGCATGGCCGGCGATTTTCTGCCCATCCTTCCCGGCTTTTTTGTACAGGTGCAGCGACAGTGCTCGCACTTCGTGGAAGCCCGGCATCTCTTCTTCTTTCCATCCCTTGTAGCAATCCGCCGCCTCCCGGGCGTCCTTGAATGCTCGTGTCAGATACCGTTCTTCAACCTTCGTCCAGTGATCTTTGGTCTGCGCCTGTTTCTGTTTTCGGCGATCGGGCTTCCGGTGCACCAGGTAGGGCGATACGACATCGTCACGGCACCGGCTGATGACCGCCTGCAACTCCGGCGTTATCAGAAATCGTATCCATGCCGCGTCACTGGCCTTGACTGCGCTTTAGAGACGATTCGCGAGGCGGCGTAAAAAAGTCTTTCCACGCGGATAACGACCTGTTTTCATGGCACGGTGTTCAGCTGTTTCAGCGCGACACCACAGGAAAGCCCGGCCATCGCGCCGGGTTTTTTGTTGATGGCTCTTTGCCGTGTGTGTCAATCTGGCCCTTCATCTGATGGAGGGATTCAATGAGCAGATATGAAGATTTGAGAAGCGCTTTCAACAAGCAGGAAGAGGAAGAGCGCGAGTATTGGCAGGGCTTGCAGCAAAGAGCGGCTCTTATCACGAAAGACTTAGCTCTGTTTCTGGAGTATCCGGAAAATGACTATCTGGATTTAGATGAAGTCACCAAGCGCCGCTACGTCTACATGACAAATCCAGGCAAGAAGGAAGAGGTCAGGCATTTCACTGATCTTGAAGGTTCTCGCGGCGCGATTGATTTCGATATCATAATCACCCTTGAAGTTGCTCGAGATACCTTTCCGAAGAGTCTTTTCCGCATCGCAATGCATATAGGTGCTGTGGACGGAATACTGCGCGTATGGTCAGACGCTTCAAGTGTGAAGGCAGACATTGTGCCAAATCAGCCTTCGAGTTATCAGGTTCTGTATCAGCAGATTTTCGAAGTGCTGAAGACACAGCTCGCCGTTCGCCCAGTACTCGAATAAACCAGGTTTCACTTGCACGCATCATTCAAGCCCAGCCATCGAGCTGGGCTTTTTCGTTTTCGGCAATACCACACCCATCGCTATGAGCTGGGAGTGCGCTGGAGTCGACTTGATCCGCAGCAATTTACACCGCAGCCCAAGAGTGGCCTCACGGAAGGCCTGGACACTGATAAGCCGGAATGTGCAGTGCTCCGAGAAAACACCGGCAGCCCGCGCCCCCTGCACACCAATGCTTACAGGGTGGCGCGAGACTGGATCAGCGAGATCGATGCGAACGGGCGTCGACGCAGTGAAGGTCTTTGGTGGACAGCGGAAAAGACTGCGCACCTATTTCGATACTTCAACTGTGCAAGTTACTCAGCGTTAGCCGAAGTTCTTTTTGCAAAATTCCGACTCTGTGATTTTTTTTGCTCGATCAACCCACTCCTGCAAAGGGGATCCCGGGGCACCCATTATTTCTTTTTGTGCTTTGTCTGTGAGAATGGTCAACTCCGCAAAACTCATTTCAAATCCATGCTCTTGTTTGTACCGCGCAACTGCTTCGCCAGCCCTGGTTACTACTGACGCATCGGAGTAGCCATCAATGGCGCTAGCTGCACCACATCTTACGATCTGGAATACGTGATCCTCTTTGCTCTCGCATCCCAGCAAGAAGAGAAAGGTTGTTGCGATTAGTGTTGAGCAAATTCTGCTTCTCTTCATATTCGATCCTTGTGTTCCAGGTGCTCAGCTGATTATTCGGCGGGTGTTATACCTCTCGCGCCTCAAATGCGCACCTACTTCAGGCTCTCAGCCTTCGCTGGGGCTTTTTCGTTCATAGCTCCCTGATCGGGAGGAATTTGAGATGCCACACATGCCAGAAAAAGACCCGTCGTTCTGGGTGTTGGTACTGACCGCCCTGAGAGAGAACGGCTTAGCCATGGGGCTGACCTTCGCCCTGACATGGCTCCGCATTCAGTACGACGGCAAAGAGACGAAGCCTTTGCGTCAATTGATCGAGGCGGCGCTCGGTGCGCTGATCGTCATGGTGGTAGGCCTGACGGTGAAAGAGTTCGGCTTCAGCATTGCCTGGTCATTCGCAACGGCTGGCTTCATTGGCGTGCTCGGTGTTGAGCAGGCTCGTCAGCTTGGTAAGCGCTGGGCTGAAAGAAAGGCTGACGAGTTATAGGCCGCGACACGTTTCGCAAATATTCAAATCGTGTCGCGACATGCGACGAGGAAAACACCATAGAAACCAGCACAAGAAGATCACTGGTTTGGCCCAATGGCCGACGATATGCAATCGCTCGCTCTATTCCGACTAGGTGAGCAGAAGCTGATTGAAATCATCTTGGAAGTTGCTGAAGGGTAGGTATGCCGCATTTGAGTGCGGCACGGGAAGGCGGTTACTTAGGTGGATAGGTAATCTTGGCGCTGACTAGCAACTGGTTATTGATCGTGACCTTGCAGTCGCGTGCCGCCTCCACCTTACTATCTGTTGACGCTAGTGGTTTGCATTGTAAGAAGACGGTTTTGTCTTTGTAAGGGACAGTGACCCCTGCTGTGGTTTGGCTTACTGGCACTTGCATGAATCGCTGATTCCATGGGCCAAAGTATATTTCAGGCTCGCCGTCACTAAAAAATCCAGATGCTGCAGTGGCACATAGGGAGCCTTCCATTCGCTCGCCATCGATGATGTTTGCATCGGTGTAACAGGCGATTCTTCCACGTTCCGTGGCGATCTCTACAGGGCCCTTGTTGGTCCACGTTGCCTTGGGCGTTGCAGCACAGCCAAGGAGAGTTGCGGCTGCGAGCGTGCAGGCTGCGAGAGATCTGATTTGCGTGCGAGACATGAAATTGAGCTTCCTTACTATTCAAAAGACGCGCACCAATACCGGCAACCAGTAATTATTTCAAGTATCAGAGTGAACCTATGACAACCAAGCAACCCGACTGGGAGGCAATCGAACGCGCCTACCGGGCCGGGATGCTTTCCTTGCGAGCAATGGCGGAACAGTTCGGCTCCAAGGAGTCGACAATCCGCAGCAGGGCATCCAAGAACGGATGGAAGATGGATCTGACCGCTCAGGTAAAGGCGGCGACCAAAGAGAAGCTTTCGCGCAGTACTTCGCGCACGACTGTCGCGCAATCCGATGTGCGCGAAGACGCGCAGATTATCGAGGAAGCCTCCGACGTGGCGGCCTCTATCGTGCTGTCACACCGCACCGATCTTGCGCAATGGCGTGGTATAGCCAACAAGTTGCGCGATGCGCTCGACGAGCTATCGGTTAGGGCGAAGGTATATCTGGGGCATTGCGAAAAGCCTGGGAGTTGGCGAGTACGTTTCCTTGAATCCTTTCACGATGAACTGCCACAACAGCGGCACCGGTGGCGGGTGCGCCCTGGGTGTCGATTACGCAAATGGCCGAATCATGATGTACAGCCTCGCTTTCGTCGCCTGGACTGATCAGGGCCATCGTCCATTTCTCTGCGCCAAATTGCTGGCCTGAATACTCAACGATATAAAGGAAAACCATGGCAAAGCAGACGATCAATCTCGGCACTGCTCCTACGGGCGTGGGCGGCGATACACCACGAAGTGCATTCACCAAGACTCAGATCAATTTTGACGAGCTTTATACGGCGCTAGGGGCAACGGGAAGCCCATCAACGCTCCCTACAGCGATTCCTGTTGCGCAAGGCGGCACTGGCGGCACTACTCAAGCTGCTGCGCGTACGGGGCTCGGCCTTGGAGCTGCAGCTGTTGCCGCGATTCTCGGAACGGTGTCTCAGTCTGGCGGGGTTCCTACCGGAGCAATCATCGAAAACGTCGTGAACGCAAATGGGCGGGCTATCAAGTTCGCCGACGGCACGATGATCTGCATCTCCCCACAATTGCTGTGCCCAGGGCCAACCGTTGTGTTTGGTGCGTTGTACATCTCACCAAGCGTTGCGTCTTGGACATACCCGGCGGCATTCGTTGGTACGGTTCCGTCGCTGACCGGTACAACCGCAAACAGCGTGCAGCTGATCGTAACGACGCTCAGTGCAACATTCACGGGAGCGGGTTTTGCCTTTTATCACCCGCAAAGCACTGCGGGAAATCTGACAATCTACGGGCTGGCTGTAGGAAGGTGGTTCTAATGAAAATTGTTCTGAGTCCTCAGCGCCGCGATGACACGCTTGAACTGTCGCGTTCTGGCGCGGTGCTGACCGTCAATGGCGAGGCTTTCGACTTCTCACAGATGGGTGCCGGTGACACCCTGCCGGCGGCCGCAATCAGATCTTCGTGGTTCACCGGCGAGGTGAGCAACATCGCCGGTGAACTTGAGCTGACACTTCTTCTCCCGTTGCCGGTTAATTTCAGCCCGGAGCAGGCGTTTCCCGAACCGCTACTGAATGTTCAGGATGGGCCGGTGGCCTTGCCGCAGCCGTTGCCGGCGTCCAATACAGCGCAGGTCGGAGGGTTTGAAGCATGAACATCGACTGGTCCCAACTTGTTACCAAATCAATGAAGGACGCCGCCGAGCAGGCCGCTCAGCTGTCGGCAGCCAAAGCCGAGCTGTCCTCTCGAAACACCCGAGCGCTGGCGCAGATATCCCGCATTCAGGAGCGCATCGACACCATCGGTTACGGCATCGACGCAGGCGAGGCGACACCCGAGGACGAAGCCGAGCAGTCCGCGTTGCTGGTCAACGTGAAGGCGTGGAAAAACTACAAGTTTGCCCTTGGCAAAGTCACGGTCCAGCCGGGCTGGTACGCGGCGCCGGTATGGCCCAACGAGCCGAAAGCGCCCGTAATTGTGGCCGACCCACAGACAGTGGCTGCCGATCTCGCCTGAATTCAATAGCCGCACGACGTACCCGCCATTGAGCGGGTATTTTTTTGTCTGGAGAAAAGTATGACTACTACCGAAAAAGACCGCGATGTGCTCGCTCGAACCATCTGGGGAGAGGCTCGCGGCGAGAGCTCGGGCGGCCGAGTGGCCGTGGCATGGTCTATCCGCAATCGCGTTTTCGACGGCAAGACCAACTCTTGGTGGGGCGAGGGCTACGCCGGAGTCTGCCAGAAGCCATATCAGTTCAGTTGCTGGAACAAGAACGACCCAAATTTTCCATACCTCAGCGGCGCCAAGGAAATTCCGTTCCGCGAACTGGCGCAAGCACGGATCGTCGCGGACCAGGTGATTGACGGGAAAGTGCAGGATCCCACCAGCGGCGCTACGCACTATTACGCACTCGCCATGAAGACGCCGCCGGCCTGGGCTGCGAAGGCCAAGCAGACCTTGAAGCTGGGTGGTCACGTCTTCTTCAGGGATGTGCCGTGATGGCTGTTCCGTGGAAAGCGATGGGTGGCCTGGCGCTGGTGCTGATCGGCGCCGCCGGCGCTTGGCAGTTTCAGGACTGGCGCTACGGGAAGCAGTTGGCTGAGCAGGCGCGGCAGCACACCGAAACCCTCAATCAGCTGACCCTGGGCGCTGCCACAGCCCAGCAGGCCGAGCAGGACAAGCGGCTGGCGCTGGAGCAGCGCCTGTCAGCCAGCGAGCAAACCCACTACAAGGAACTGAGCGATGCTCAAAAGAACCAGGATCGCTTGCGCGATCGCCTCGCTACTTCTGACCTGCGGCTGTCAGTCCTCCTCGACACAACCGATGCTGCCAAAGGCTGCGGTGTGCCAGCCGCCACCGGCGCCGGCGGCGTGGATCATGCAGCCGTACGCGCCCGACTTGACCCAGCGCATGCTCAACGAATTGTCGCCATCACCGATGCCGGTGACCAAGGACTGATTGCGTTGGCCGCGTGCCAGTCTTATGTCAGGGAGCTGAATCGCTGACCGCCGATCAGCGTGGCGTTGAAAATCACCAGGCTGACTTTTGATACTGTTTTTTTATCCAGTATATAGCAAGAAATGAATTTCCTGATTGTGCCCATGAGAGAGCGCGGCGTCGCCAGATCCCAAAGGGATATCGCCAGTGCCGAGCCGGTGACGGGCGATATCATTTTCTCCAGTGCGCCGTCTGACATCCTCAAAAGAACGTCCAGCAT